TGGCAGCAATGTCTCTATTAAGTCTTGCACGAGCATCAGCAACCTTCTTTGCTTTTGCTTCTCTTTCCATATCTAATTTGGATTTTGCATTCTTTGCTTCTTTCCTATCATCATCAGTAAGTTCATTTTCATAACCATCATATTTCCTATCTCTAATACCATCTCTCTGGCCACCGTAAGACTCTTTCATTGGATTGGGTCTATCTAGTGAGAAGGATGCAATCTTATCTGGGGACTTCTTCTTTGAAGGAACCTTAGGTGCTTTGTATTGGTCTTTTGATTTATATGACTCACCAAAGTTAATAATTTTATGTTCTCCTGTGTCATAATCCTTAACTGTAATCTCATATACACCCTCACTTACAACTATAGGTGCCTCAATTGGTTCACCTTCTGTCTCACAAATCAAAGTATATATATCAATGTCATTGTCAGACATTGTAACCCAGTCTTCCTCAGATGTAAAAGTATAGTTTTCTGTCATAGGAGGAATTAGAACCATTGGATTCCCACTTAGTTCCTCACAAGGATAGTATGCCAACAGTCTTCCACCAGGATAGAACAGGCTGACTGCATGTTGCATATCAGACCTACTAGGTGCCGTTAGTTCGGGATAGAAGAACTTAAGTCTCCTAGTGTGTCCCTTCCAGATAAGTGATACTTCATAAGGATTACCTATCTTGTGAATCATTGCTTCCCTTAGAGGAAACCAACCACACTCTTCAACTACCTCTTGTTCTTTGAGCCAGTCGTCTGGAATCATTCCATTGTTTTCTGTCTTGAACTTTTTGTGTAGTTCCTTGGGTGAAATATCAAACTCTTTGGCTAGACTTCTCATCACCTTGTCGATTGATTGCCATGATGCATCTTCAAGTTGTAGTAATTTCTGTTTTAATTCTTCAGTTACAGATGCCTCTTCTACTAGTTCAACTTCTTCAACTTCTTCTGTTACATACTCAACATCATTCAATCCCCATGATTCTTTGATATACTCTTCATACTCCTCAAGGGTCATAGAAGTAGTAAGAGCATAATAATTATCAGTATTATTCGTTTGGTTGCCATTTCCACTTGGTGTAGTTGGACTTGCCTTACCTGAGTCACCACCATTCCTCATTCCTGTGAGTGAACGAGCAATCGCTTTGTAATGATGTTTTTTACCAGTAGGAGTAGGAGTAACATCTTCTACAACAACTTCTTCTTTCTCTGGTTGTTGACTCTTATAGATATCAATTGCAATATCAGCTAAGTCTGCACCTTCGTAATTGATATATGGTGCTGGTCTTTCTACAGGTGTCTCATCTGCAACCTGAATATCCATATCACGGATACCTGACTTAAGATGAGAAATCCCCTCCTCAAGTGCATTTTCCATTACACCATCACATGAACCAGACAAAACTTCTTTTGCCTCTTTTAATTGACTTAGAAGCTTACGCTTGAGGTACTCACTCATTGTAAAACCCTTTTTACTTGATAGAAGTATTTAGAATCTTATATCTGTGAGATATTAATTAATTATATATCTGTGAGATATAAGGTTTGATACCGGAAACATTTCCTTGCGAGGTTGGTGCCGAATTAATTGATGCTGATAGTTTAGGAATGCGACGTAATCGGTTGAGGAATCCTCGCTCTTTACGATTGTCAGGTGGTTTACTACCTGAGCGTGGGTTTCGATTGGGTGGTTTGTTGTCAGGTTTCTCTTCTGGAGTATTTTTATTCCCCAAACCACCTAGAAGTCCTGCACCAACTCCTACTCCTATACCTGCTCCTGCTCCTGTCCCACCTGTCTCAGTTTCTTGACCTACATCTTTTTTGGTTTCAGGAGGACTATATGCTGGCATCTGGCCAGGTTGTTTTGTTATTTGTCCTGGAGTAGGTGCTTTAGTGGTGTCACCGACATAACCTGGTTTATCAGGAGTCAGTGTTCCATCGGCAACACTTCTATTTTTAATATCAGAACCAATAATGCTTGCAGCAACTGCATATGGGTTGGCTCCACCAGACACTATACTACGACCAATATTAGCTAATTGTCCTGGGTTTGCTTTTTTAATTAGTTCCATAAACCTACCACCAATATTTGTAGTTGCTGGTTTAGCTTTAGGTACACTTGGTGCACGTTTTACATCAGCACTAGATGGTGTTCCAACACCAGCGCCCGGTTTTGTAGTTGGTAATTGACCCGCTATCCTACCTGTTCTAGGATTCCTTCCTGTTCTACTACCTCTACTAGTGCTACTACCTCTTCCTGAACGACCTTTGCCACCACCTTTACCGTTACCTTGTTTAGTTTTTGATTTTTGTTTCGGTTTCGGTTTAGGTTTAGGTTTTCTTAACCCCACCAATTCATTTAACTGTTCTGCCTCAATAATAAATTGACCGTACTTTTTCATCGATTCTCGACCTTTTTACTTATTTATCTTTAAGAGGATTACTATTAATGCCACCAGAAGATTTCAACATCTTTACAAGTTCCTCTGTAGTACCGGCAACAAACACATTATTCTGTGTATTATTCTGTTGTACTGATGTATCCTCTGGATTCAAGTCCCTCATCTTCTTATGAAGGTCACCAATCTTCTCAACAACATCTGCTGCATTCTTTGCACCATTAAATACAACCTCAAACGCTCTTGGGTGTTCAGAGTTCTCGGCAACTTCCATTGCAGTGTTGAGACTTTCTTGCATCTTCTCGACGATATCATATAGTTGTGCCCGAGCATACTGGTAATCTTTCTCTTTGTCTTCAGATTTATCTGATACTACAATGGGTTTAGTTTTCTTCTTTACAATCTCGGCCTTGGGTTCATCCTGTGGTGCGGATGGAGTGATATCAAATGTGTTATCAAGATCGTCAAATGAATTATTCATCATCAAGACCAAAAAATGCCTGGTCGTCTGAGAATAGTTCTTGTAAATTCTCTACAACCTTATAATTACCATCCATCGATGGGTCGATTTCATCCCGTGGTTCAGGTGGAATCTTAGTGGACTTGGCTTCTGCAGAGTATCGTAGTTCTGCTGGACGACGAACAATATCGGAACGATAATCCAATGTAACCTTTCTAATATCTTTCTGTGCAGATACAGGACCGAATAGATATGTCTTCACTGTAAAGTTAAGTGTCCATACCAGAGTCCTACGGGAGTTATAATCACCCTCGTAGTCATCAGTATATCCAACACTGTTCAATACAATTGCAATATCTCTTTCTTCGTGTGTCTCGTCAATGATGACGATAGACACATTCATTGATGGATGAAAATTAGGAAGAACCTGTTCAAGAATCTGTAGACCATCATCCTGATTCTTAGAGATGATTGACATCTCAATTTCAAGATTATATGGTACAGGTAGATACTGAGAATACTGAACGGGTTTACCTTCTGCATCCGTACCCTCATTGGGTACAGTTCTAGTAAACTGAGTTGGGACAAGTTTACGACCAGTATCGTAATTCAATCCCCTAATCTCAAACGAGATACGGGGAAGACTGATCTGCATTGATTGCCTTTCTGGAGTGGGCTCAGCTGCAATCATTGCCAAGTACTTGGCTGCGGGACCATATTGGATCGGCACCTTAAATACCTCAAGATTATCAGGATCTTTCCTTTGAGGATCCTTCCTCTTGATTAAAATATTATTAAAAATTGTACCAAAAGCAATGATACTTTTTCTAAAGATTTGGTGGTAATAGTATTGACCGAGCAAAATCCCATCCTTAATAGTTATTATTATTTAGATCTTTTCAATCTACCTCTCACAAAACCCTGTGGTATATTGTCTTCTGACACCCTTCTACAAACCTCTCTATTATTTACCCAAATATATTTTGTGTTACTCCATTGTTCTTTGGCTTTCTCACTGATGATCTTACGATTTTCTTCTGTATGTCTCTTACCATAAAAAGGATTACCCTCTCCGGTCATTTTCTTGATACTCTCTACCTTTGCAGGAGTCAGAACTCTACTACCGGGTTTAGAAAATCTCTTCTTCTGACCCTTGGACATTTTTGATCTAGTCTCTTCTGTAATAGTTCTCGTTTTCATATACTCGGAAGACATCTGTCTTCTTGCTCTCTCCCCTTCTTCCGTTTGACCAGAGAGCATATGAAAAGCAATCCAGTCTTCTATCTTACCAGACTCTAGGTACAAAGACAAGTGTAGGTTGGCATGTTCTTCAATTGTACATTCAAGTAGATTAGAGGGGTCATTCGACCCTCCCATATGTCTTGGTTTTACATGATGTATGTGTGTAATCATTTGTATCGGTCCATATAATGTATTTATACGAATCCAAAAGGATTTTCATCTACTGGGTCGTCAACGATCTTGATTGAATCAAACTCACTTTGTATGAC